GCATGATGTATGGCGGCAAGATGAAGAAAGGTATGATGTCCTAGACGTAGCGTCTCGCACGTTCGCGGATTTCATCCCCCATTTCATTGAGGAACCTGATGAGGCTTGCCACGGCGTGTGTCGCTTCGTAGTAAGGCATATCCCGGTCTACGACAGCCGCGAACTCGTCAGGGTCTACTCGTGAGGTTTCTATCTCGATATCTCCCCTGTCGTTCATAAACACATGAAGGTCAAACAGGGTTGCTTTACGTGGTCTCTTTGCCATCTTTATACGCCTTTATTACATCGGTTGAGAAAAGCTTCTGAAGACTCAGAAGGTACATTCGTGAAGCGTTGTTATCTCCGCCGCTAACACTACGTTTGTAGTCTAGGTTTTCGATGATACGGCGTAGGGAAGGAACATCGAAGACGAGGGTTGCGAACGTCTCGTCTCCGATACATAGATTGTGGAACCAATAGTCCGCATCTGTGCTTGTAATGCCGCTAGGCTTACCATAACATTCATATTCGATGGCAATGTTGCCAGTCTTTGTCCAGAGGTCACGTTCAGATTTGACCTCTATTTTTTTGTCCGTAAGCATGTCTGCAACCTTCTGTTCGCGAACTTTACCGTAGGCGAGGTCGAGGTCAAACTTCTTGCGGTTCGCTACTGATGGTTCAAGATTCTTCACAGGTCTAACTCCAGTTGATTTGGGTTGGCTACGTCGTATCCATCCTTTTCGTTTACTGCCTTCTCAAGAAGGGACACGAGACCTAGACCAACAAGGAGTTCCCGTGTCTTGACGTCGCAATCAAACGTGATGGTGGCACTGCCGTCCTCATGTTCGATGTATTCTTGTATATCAATCGTGCCTACCATTGTCAAATCCTCATGCGGCTGTCAAGTCAACAACTTCACAGACACCTGCTGTGCAAGCTAACTCCCGTGAACCACTGGTGTTATCTTCCTTCTCAAAGTCAGTCAGCTTGTTCCAATCCAAGACCACGTGTTCGTAAGACTTCTGCCAATCGTGGTAGTCGTCAGGTTCGATGTCCTGATAGGGGGCTTGTTGATAGGTGTGGTCACTGAACGGAAGGAACGACACTCCCGATGAAACATCGAAGTTATCATATACCCACGCCCCGACTTCCATCCACTCGTGTTCCTTTACGGACACTGTGATTGATGGTTTGTGTTCGCACCAATAGTTCGCGTAGAGCTTCCACAACTCTAACTGTTCGATAGCAGTCCTGTCATCACGAAGGACAGCGTTGTCCGGACTCTTCATCGCAAACGAAAAGACTGTCGTCGCATCCGGTTTCATGACGTCCCGTTCGTTGTGGACACCCTCGTTGATAAGGAACTGGGTCAACGGGTCTTTGTTATCGCCGCGAACTGTTCGGATGTAGTAGTCGTTGTGCCTAGCGTGAATCCCACTTGCACTGTCTACCAGTTGTGATACAGTACCCGACGGCTTTACACAAGTGATTGCACTGCTCTGTGGGATTCCAAGCGTCTGGGCAAGCTCCAAGTTTGTGTCGATGGCTATCTGCTTCATTTCGGTGAGCCATGCTCGGCTGTCTGTCATTCCGGCTAGGACGTTGTGGTCCATGATACCAGTCAAGGACACGCCCAACAAGCGTTCTTCTTCTGTGTTGTCTTTCCATATCTTCCTCAAGTATTTGAAATCGGTCAAGGTTGATTGTAAGGTTCCCAAGATGGTTGCGAGGCGAACCTTCCGCTTCAGGTCATTCAGGGTATCGTGTGAGCGAACCACAACCTCTGACAGGTTGCAGAACTGGTAGGGACGAAGAATGATTTCGGAGCAGGGGTTCGTTCCCCAAGCGTGTCCTGTTTCCCTACGCCCGTTACGAGCAACTTGCTTGTCTGCCGCTTCACGATTGAACATGCCTCGCTCACCAGACTTACTGTCGTAGAGGGACACCCACTCACGCATGAAGGTTCCGATTTCAGGCTTGGACTTGTAGGCAACAGAGTTGTTCGCCAACGCACGTTGCCCCTCATTCTCCCACCACATACCTGCTTTGGCGTGTGCCATTTGGTCATCGTTAAGGTTTGACAGGGATATCAAGGCAGAGCGGCGAACTCCACCGACGACGACAACCTCACCAACCTTACACATCAAGTCGTGGGCTTCGATAGGATAGAGGCGACGTCCTGCCGCCTTCTTGAACATCCCAACAGCGAAGTTGAACAGGTCAACCAATGGTTGTGGTCCGGATGCTCGTCCACCCATAGTCTTCAGCCGCGAACCTGCAGGGCGAATCCCACTGACATCCCACGAAGGTATCGTACCTGCGTAGAGAAGCGCAACCAGTTCGCGAAATGCCTTTGCCCACCCAATCTTGCTGTCGGCAACGTTGATAACAATATCTGACTTGCTGAAGTTCTCACTGATGACAGGCAACTTATCGACGTTCTCACGCTCAACACTAAAACCTACCCCTGTGCCACACATCAAAATATACATGGCCTCATCGAACGAACGAGGGCTGTCTACGGGAATGTATGAACAGTTGTACCCACAGATATTATCACGAGCTAAGGCTGGCCCTGCGGTCATCATAGCCCTCATAGAAGGCATAACATCTAGGTTGATAATAGCCTGTGTGAGTTCGCGGCGTAACTGGTCAGGCATCTCATACGCATTCTTTTCACGAACGTGACTAACCATGTAGTCAACATAGCGTTCGACAGTCTCGTGCCAGTCTTCACGGCGAGACTCCTCATCTAGCCAACGAGCGTAGCGTGACTTGTGAATGAATTGTTGGTAGGGGGTAGGTAGCGTATTAGACATCTTTTTTCTCCTGCGTGTCTTGTGGGTTTATTTCGTTCGAACACACGCGACACAAAACCCTGTGGGCGTATTCGAACATCCTTTTACTTACATACTGGATGTTACGACAATGCTTACAGATGTATTCTGTCATTGTCTTCCTTTTTCTTTGGATAGTAAATCTCGTAATCACTCTCGCACTTGGGACAGTGCAACTCTGTCAACATGGCGTAGTTCGTGAACTCGTGGTCGACGTCGTGGTCGGCACACCAAATCAGTTCGCCATTACAATGCCAACACTGCATCACTCCACCTCTTCAATAAGACGTTGAAGATAAAACTGGGCTTTGTTCAAGTCTTCCACACCATTCTTGTAGCGATACCGCCACAGGTATTTGAGTATGTTTCCCTGAAGGTAATACTCGTAACCTTCATTGGTTGCGGCGCGAATAGCATCGAGGCACTCTATACCTGCCTGATTGTAGTGCGGTGGGTTGTTCACCATATCCGACTGAATAGAGGATTGTTTTTTCCTCTCCTCAATCTCTTTTATAATTCTGTTGTAGTCTGTCATCCTAGTGCTTCTTTCCAAAATCTACTTTAACGACGTTGTCTCCTAAAGACCTGTCGGTTATCTTAGCAGTTTTCGAATCGAAGTCAAGCATAGATAAGCGAAACATTCCGGCTTCCATAACTTTTTCGAAGTCAGATTCCATAATCTCCAAAAGACCAAGAGTCAAAACCTGTGCTGCTGATATTTCATTGGTATCATGGTTTTGGTCTGTCGTATCGTACACAGCCATAGACACGCTCTCATCATCTACCTCGTTGAGGATTATGTAGTAGCGGTCAGGAAGGAGAGAGTTCTTCTCTAGTTGTTGGTTCAGTTCGAAAAGTTTTTCGAAGATGTCGTCATCGTCACTCATTTTAGCCACTCCTCTGGTATGCTTTTCTCTGCCCACTCAAAACCGTGACGAGTAGCCCAGTCTCCGTAGGTTGTCTTACTGCCCTTATAAATCTTATTTCGCGCATTGAGAAACACGAACCGAATATCCAAGTGAGGGTTCTGTTCCTTTACAAGAACCATCTTGACTCGGTCGCCCTTATCCAAGTGTCCCTTGGCTTCGATGTAGATGTCGTTGTGGGGAAGGTAGAAGTCTGGAGTGTATGTTCGCGGCTTAGGAACGAACACAATCTTCTCTGACTCGTATTCGAACTTGATGCCACGGTCTGCCAGAGACTTGGCAACGCTAACCTCGAACTTCGAACGAAACCTAATCCTCCGGTTTATCCGTTCGGAAGAAACATGTTTTTCAGATTGTCCAGACGTTTTGAGAGATACATTCCTACTTTTGGGGAGCGTTTTTCTAGAGACGTGATTTCGCTTGATATGACTGTCGTCGGTAGGCATATAATATCTCCCATTCTCAAGTGGTGGGTTATGGTTTGAAACTGATTTTCTATAACAGGGATATCCCTAGCTTCTGTGTCTGCTGTAAGATATCCGTCGTCTGCAAAATGGTTTCGTAGCGTCAATGGCAGGGACTTTTCTAGGTTGCGAACCTTGACGGTATCCCTACCACCACCTGTTCCCAAGTGGGACTCCATATACACAAACTTGATATGGGGGTTCATGTCCATGAGTTCTAAAGGGTAACGAGTTGTGTAGATGAGCGGCATATCACAGCTCCGTCTTCACAAGCTTCGTGTACCAAGTAGATGGCTTGAACTTAGCACGAGAAGTTACCTTCGGATGAAACACAGCACCCTTCCAACACTTCTCCTTGAATGAGCAGAATGAACAGGTCTTCGGCATAAGCTTGTTCCCTGTCTCGATGCGAACACCTTTCTCCGTGTACGCTTCATCTGCGGCTTCGAACGGCACTTTGAACTTGCCGTCGTTGATAAGATGCTTCACTCGCTTCTCTGCATCAGAAAGATAGGCTTTCCTGTCCTCTTCTTGTTCGCGAGGTGCAGGCACAAAGTCCCACTCTCCGGACGACTTATTGATGGCTATCCACCCGCCGAAGGGCTTACCCTGTGACTCAGAATAGAGATACCCCTGCATGATATATCCGAACGCATCGTCTTCTTTGATGGCTTCGTAGCCACCACGCCCTGAGAACTTATTCTCATAAGACCATGGGCTTGCAGATTTGATATCCCAAACCTTCTCACCTTCCTCATCTTCGAGGACGATGTCTAAGGTTCCGTTGATGGTTTCACCTGCGAGTTCGAGGCTACACTGTTCCTGTTCCTTGACGACGCGAACGCCTGCTCCCTTCAGGGTGAAGACAGCAACGGCCTCGACGAGGTCACCGATAAGGAAACGCATCACATCGTTGTATGCCACATCTTGGACGTTGCCTGCCTTTTCCAACTGTTGTTGGCATAGGGGGCGTCCTAGACCTGACATACGAATGCGATAGTCGCCTCGACGACTGAGTTGTTTGCGTAAGGCATCCTTGCAATCCTCTCCGAACTTTTCTATGAGAGGTTCGAGTCGGGAGGAGTCAAGCTCCCCCCGTCCTGCTTTTTGCAAGAAGTCCTGTACTTCTAAGAGTTGAAGCATGACTACCCAGCCAGTCTTTCGGCGAGGTCTACATCTTCATCATCCATCAGCATCTTGGCAGAGGTGCGGTACTGTTCCATCACCCCTTCATTGTAGGTGTTGACCATTTCCAAGAAATACTTCAAGAGGTCTTTGTCTTCCTGTGTGACCGATACTTCCTTTACGAGGGATAGCTTCGGTGTCCAGAAAATGACGCCGCCATTCTTGTGCTTCTCAGTGGTCATCTCGATGATTGCCTTCTGCATGAGGATTTTCTTATCCGTCAGCTTCTGCTTGATGAAGTCACTGACAGGGCGGAAACCCGAACGCTTGAAGTAGCCAACGAATGGCATGTCCGTAACAGAGGTTTCTGTTCCGTCTGCAAGAGTTCCTGTTGCCGTGATGACACCATAAAGAACTTGATTGCAGGTCACTGACTGACTCAAGAGAACACGAGGGTCATCCCCTGCGAGTTCGCTTT